TTATATATTTTAATTTTTATAAAAATTTAATTAATAAATAAATGTCAGAAGATTTAACTATTAGAAATTTAGCAGAAAAAATTGCTAAAGATTTTCAATTATCTGTAAAAGAAAGAACAGATAGTATTTTAGAATTAGATGCTATATCATATACTAACTTAGGTATAGACAGCACTAAAGCTGAAACAAATAAAGTTAAATCAGACAGTAAATATCTTTACAAATTAATTAAAGGATTTAATGAAACAGATGGTAAACTATTATTAAATCATCTTGATTCGTAAAACAATGCCTAAAACAGCTAAAAAACCAACTAGAAGTAAATTAGTTAAGAAACTAGATACGGTATTTAGCCAATACATAAGAAGAAGCAATGCGGACAACAATGGATATTGTACTTGTGTTACTTGCAATAAGGCGTTCCATTGGAAACAAATTCAGGCGGGTCACTTTATGAGTAGAAAACATTACAGTACAAGATGGGATGAACGTAATGTGGCGAGTCAGTGCGTTAGCTGCAATATTTATAGAGCAGGGGAGCAATTTAAATATTCACTTTTTCTTGGTTCGGAACTTGCAAATGAATTATATTTACAAAGTAAAGAGATAGTTAAGTTCACAAATAGTGAATTAGAAGATATGATAAACGATTACAGCGAAAGACTTAAAAAGATTACTTGAATTTTTTCTTGTATATATTGTTCTTTGTTTAAAGGGTAGGATTAATTTCTTACCCTTTTTTGTTTATATGTTAATTATTTTTTATAAATTTACATTATGGAACAATATACTAAAGCAGAACTCTATGGCAAGGTACAAGAACTGCAACACGAATTAGAACAAGCAAAAGAACAATTAATTTTAAATTCAAAGCAATGAGCAAACAATCAAGTATTAATGAAAAGCTGTTTAACTTACAGCAAGAGATTGGAACAATTAGCAAAGATGCTAAAAATCCATTTTACAAGTCAAAGTATTTTGACATCAATTCACTTATCAAACAACTACAACCATTATTAAAGAAGCATAGATTACTCCTACTTCAACCAATAGAAGAAGATATGGTAGTAAGTAAGTTAATTTGTATTGATGGAACTGGTGGTGTTATAAGTGGTTTAAAACTACCTGAAATAACAGACCCACAAAAGTTAGGTAGTTGTATTACCTATTATAGAAGATATACTTTAGGTTCTTTACTTGGGTTACAATCAGAAGATGATGATGGAAATGCAGCAAGTGGAAACCAAAAAGAAAAAACTTGGTTAAACAAAGATACTTTACAATTTACAAAAGCTATTGAGTTTTTAAAACAAGGTGGAAGTATTAAAGATATTGAATCAAAGTATAAATTAAGTAAAGCAGTTAAAGATGAACTCTCAAAACTGTAAAATAAAAAAAGTATATTACACAACCAATTATAATAATAAATCAATTAAAGTAACTATTTATGGAAATTACAGGAAACATCAAATTAATTTTGGACACGGAAACAGGAACATCTAAAGCAGGAAAAGAGTGGGCAAAAAGACAACTCGTAGTAACAACTACTGAACAGTACCCACAAGATATTGCTATTGATTTTCTAGGAGACAAGATTACCCAACTCAATAAATTTCAAGTGGGGAATCCAGTAACGGTATCAATTAACATTAGAGGTAATGAATACAATGGTAAGTATTACAACTCTATTAACGGTTGGAAGGTTGCAAACCATATAGGAAATGTAAGCAATAGTCAACAACAACCTGCACGAGAAGAAACAGCAGATTTACCATTTTAATTTAATTGGGGGTTAATAGCCCCCTTTTTTTATACCTTTAAATGAAAAAATACATAGTAGGAGACCCATTCCCTGAAGATTTTTGGAATTACGATGTTAATGTAATAACTGGATATAAAGTAGAAAGGAAGGAAGTAAATTCAAAAGCAGTAGAAGAAAAATATAGACAGACCACACAAGGAATATGATAGCACAAGCAAAGAAACTACAAGACAAAATATTAGATATCAAGTACGGAAGAGTAAAGGAAGGTTTAAAGATAGGTGTACCTGAAATTGACGAGTTTATAAGGTTTAAAAGAAATACATTAGCAGCAATCGGACACGCTAACGTGGGTAAGACAACAACACTTATTTACTTTTATGTATTATGGGCAAAGTTGCACAACCTTAAATTTTTAATTTGGTCAAGTGAGAACAGTCCTGAATCTATATTAAGAAAGATTATAGAGTTTTATATGGGTAAACCAATACAAGATGCAAGTGATACACTAATTAACAATGCGGTTATATGGGCAAACAATCGTTTTAAGATTATAGACGTAGAAGAATTATACACTTATAAAAGTTTACTTAGAGAAGCACAACAAATAAAAGATGCGTGGAGTTATGACGGTTTATTAATTGACCCTTACAATTCATTATCTAAAGATGCAGCTATCTTAAAAATGGTAGGTAACTCACACGATTACGATTATCAAGTATTAAGTGAATTAAGAATATTTAGTAGGCAAAACGATATACAGGTTTGTGTAAATATGCACGGGGTTAGTTCCGCTTTGAGACAAGTACACCATAGCGGACACGAATTTGAAGGATTAACAAGACCATTGGCAATGAGTGATGCTGAAGGTGGTTCTAAGGTAAGTGCTAGGTTTGATGATATATGGACTTTGCATAGATACGTTTCTCACCCTACTGATTGGATGTATTCGCATATTCACGTACAGAAGATTAAGGAAAATGAAACAGGTGGTAGACCTACACCATTTGAACAACCTATAAGTTTAAAGATGAAAATAAATAATGTAGGATTTGAATTTTTAGGAAAGGATTTAATGCACAATACACAACCAGTAGAAAAGTTTCAGTTATGATAGTAATAGGATTTTTATTAATTGTGGCATTTGTGTTCATAATTATTGGGCATAACAAAGGTGCTGATATTTATATTAGTCCAATAAAAGGAATAATGTTTGGATTTTTATATCACAAAGAACAATATACAGAAGGAGACGAGTACACCCTACAAAGTTTGTTAGGGGTAATAAGTATAACCGTGATATGGATAAATCAACAGAGTGGCTTGGAATAGTCTTTAAAAGGCATAACGAGTGGATTAAAATAGTAAATAGTTTTGGCGAATTTAATTATGCCGAAGATTTTGTACAGGAGATGTACCTTGTACTTTATAAGTATGCAGATGAAGATAAAATTATTAAGAATGGTAATGTCAGTCGTGGTTATATTTATTTCACTATTCGTTCTATCTATTTCCAATATTATAATAGTAAAAAAAGAATTGACAAAGTTTATATTGATGATGATGAATTTACCGAACAAATTCAAGACCATTCGCAAATGGATGAACAAGTAGCATACAATGGTATATGCCAACTGATTGACGAACATATAGACAACTGGAGATGGTACGAAAAGAAGCTATTCACTCTCTACAGAGATTCTGGATTAAGTATAAGAGGAATAGCAGCAGAAACAGGTATAAGTTGGGTAAGTATATACCACACTTTAAAAACTGCAAAGAAAGAATTAAAAGAAAAGTTTGGAGAAGATTACCAAGACTATTTAAATAATGATTACGAATTAATTTAAAAACTATGGAAGAATTTAAAGGAGACAAAAGAAGCAAGGCTTACAAGGAATGGAAAAAGAACCACGAAGCAAAAAGCGAAGGTGTAGGAGATACTGTTGCTAAAATAACTAAGGCAACTGGAATAGAAAAAGCAGTTAAGTTTTTAGCAGGAGAAGATTGTGGCTGTGACGAAAGGAAAGACAAATTAAATAAAATATTTCCATATTATAGGCCTAATTGTTTTACTGAAGAAGAGTTTAATTTTATAGGCCAAAAGATTAAAGAAGTAACAAGTAGAATAGAGCGTGATGACGTGCCTAAATTACTTAGTATATATAACAGGGTATTTAATGACAACAAACAGGCCACAGCCGGCGACAGTTGTTTTGTGAATGGGGTTTGGGCAAAATTAAAAACAATATACAAACACTACGAATAATTGAAAGAGCAAGCGCTTTTTATATATATAACAGATTGTTGTTATCCTGATTTAGTTAAGGCAAAGAAACAGATGTCAAAATGGGATTGTTATAGCCCAGCAACTAAGCACAGGATTGAACTAAAGTGTAGGCGTGTACATTATGATACATTGATAATAGAAAAACCTAAGTATGAGGCTATTATAAATAAATGTAAAGAAAATAACGATGTACCTATATATATTAATTCAACGCCTAAAGGGGTTTATAGATTTAATTTAAGTAATTTTGAACCAATATGGGAAACAAAGTATTTAAACA